TTCTGCAAAACCGAGGTTTTCTGGAGTAAGAGTTATATCTGCCGAGCCGTCAAATGCTACACCGTTAATTTTGCGTGGCGTCGCCAGTTTCGTTGCCGCTGCAGCCGTCGCAGTCTTCATCAAGTAACGAGCATCTGCTTCGGTTTTATTCCAGGCGTTGATATCCGATGCCAGCAAATTGACATCCGCAGATAGCGGTTTGCCATTTACCCTAATAGAACGTAACGCGTATTTCTGCGCGGCAGCGGCATCGGTGAGTACAATGTTACCGCCAATATAGAGGTTTTTATTTGACTCAACGCGATCGCTCTTTAACACTAACGCGGTGTTGTGAGTATATGAGTGCAGCATCACATCGTTTGATGAAGCACCGCCTTTCCCCACATACCAACTGTTAGCACCAGCGGAATCCCTCGCGCGTATATAACTAGCCGCGCCCGCGCTGGCCGCTTTTATTTCCAGTGCGCCGTTATCTGCAACAATATCAACTCTACCCGTTACTGTTCCACCGGACAGGGACAACGCACCAACATCGTCGGCTGAGGGTTTATTTCGCGTGTTATAGTCACGACGCCAGCCGGGAGAATATCCATCACCATGGTTGATATAGACGAACTGTGCGTTAGGAACCGCTCCCGCTGCGGTGACAGTGGATGGTGTTGTTACGCGAATAGTCGTTGCGTTTTCCGCACCTATAACCTCAATCACCGCACCAGCAAGCTGGATGTTTCCGATCCCCGTATCTGTAATTACTTTGTTTCCTGCGTAATACCACGCGCCCTTACATATCCAGAACGGATGATTAAACGCTCCCTGGTTTTTCAGCCATGCAATGAATTCTACTGTCGTCCAAGCACCACTATCACCACCAATATTCACCCCTGATGCGTAAGCTCTCGCTGCACCGATGTTACGGAGAAACGCCCCCTTATCCGCAATATCTGCACCATTCTGGTCTTTTGCCAGTTTACCCGCCAGAGCATTGAGTACAGTCGTGCTGAAATTCGGATCATCACCCAGCGCTACCGCCAGTTCTTCCAGCGTATCCAGTGCGGCAGGGGAGCCATTAACCAACGCGGCGATAGCGGCCTTAACAAATGCTGTTGTCGCAATTTGGGTATTGTTAACAGTCTGCGCAGCTGTTGGAGCCATAGGCGTACCCGTAAATATTGGGCTGGCAAGCGGCGCATACGCTTTCAACGCATCATTAATCTTTAAAAATCGCCCGTCTAACGCCATGCTCGGCGATACTGGGCGATTGTCAGTAATCTGACCGTTAACAATGGTGGCGATTTTTGCCACATAATGATCGTAGCCTGCCGCATCCGTATAATTTTTCAGGTCAGTTGCCGATTTAAACGTTATACGATTCTGCCAGGCTCCTGTCGCCGTTCCCTGACGGCTGACGTCCAGCCACACCACCGTATTAGCCGTAACAGCCAATGTCGCAGCAATATCCAATTGCGTTCGCAACCCGCCAACATAGCCGATGCCCGGCGCAATGGTCGCCTGCGTTCCGGCCAGTGACACCTTAAACCCGTCATTCAGGAACGCGGCAATACCGTAGTAATCCAGCATAGCCAGCCGGTGCGCCTCATCCATGCTAAAAAGTCGAGCGGAGAAATCGATCTGCCACGTCTGTGCCGATACATTGATTTGCGTCGCTTCCGCCGCACCGTCAAATTGCATCGACAGGTTGCGCGTTAAGCTGTTACCCTGCTGGCCGTTCTGCGTTTTCAACTTCTGCTGAGTACGCACATGGACAATCATCAATACCGTATTGGTTTTGCTATCTACCAGACCGATCCAGTTGTACTCCCAATCGCCAACCGTGGTATCCAACACCACCGAATACACCACCGCATTATCATTGAGTACGCCCGACTGCGTGATATCTGCCGTGTGTTTAATGGTTGCTGCCGCTGGCATTCCCTCGTCACGGTTTACCGGTTTGTTTTCATCCTGATTAGGGATCAGAGCAAAAACCACCTTATCCGGCACGGCGGGCAAGCCGTCTAAAATCTTGCTGACATTCCACGCTTCAAAAGCGCGAGTTACTGTGCTCTGTGCCATCGTCCTAACATCCTTATAAACTGGCGGTATAGTATTCCGTTGAGGCCGTAAACTGCGGTGCTTTAATAGGTTGTCCCAAAGAAATCAATCCGTGTCGCACTTGCGCCGTCGCGGCATAGTACGCAGCATCATGGCTGAACGTTCCGGCATGAAGCCGGATCGGTGCGGTATTTGACACGTCAAATGCATAACGGCGGCACGTCCGACCATACTGCCGTACAAGGTTCATCATCAATGTGTTGTATGTGCTCAACTGCTCATCGTTGATACGTACCAGAATCACATCCCAGTCATACCCCGCCTGACGCTCTTTTAGCTGTATGTCGCCCACATCCAGCCGTGCAAAAATATGGATAAATCCGGTGACGCTGCCCGCATCCTGCGCATTGATAAACGCATATTTCACCCGCTTGCGATACAGGCTAAGCGGTTCACCGTTAAATCGCTCAATATCCCGCTGATACGCCAGCACATTAAGCAGCGGTACCGGGCAGGTTTCCGCATCCAATTGCTGCAATGGCCAGCGCATCCAACCATTTACCTGCTGCCAGTAGCGTTTACTGGCACGAAGTAATTTGGCCGGTTCACCTTTGTCCATCCATGACGGCAGGCGCAATCCGTCCAGATTTTGCTGAAACTCAGGCATTATCGATCACCACCGCTAACGTTTTCAGGCGTGGTACGTTAAGGCCGCTGACGATATCGCTTTGGGAAAACGCAACCGAATCAATCAGCCCAAACTGGCGATGCAACTCGCGCCCCAAATTGGAAAATGAGAAACGGTCATACGGCCACGTTTTTTTTACGTCATACTCGCTGTTTTCCCGGAAGGCGCAGCGCACCAGATTTTCACAGCCATTTCGCAGGGCGCTTAGCTCGTCGGCGGTCACGTTGGCCAGATTGTTCACATACAGCGTGACGGTTAAATCATGCTGTGTTTCCGGCATGGCCATACACTGCATATCATCGCCGTGGCCGTGATGTCCCTGCGTGGTGATGTAATCATTCACCGCCGTGATAAACGGGGCGGAAATCACGCCCGAATCTAACAAAAGATAGGCATTAGCCGTTCCCGGCCCGCGGGGCGCATCATGTAAAAAGAAGATGCGATCGATACTCAGCCCTGCAACAGCCGCAATCATGCTGCGGTATACCGCGTCGGTGTGATAATTGCCGACCAGGTTGTATTGGTTACGACAACGATCGCGCAGGTCATCATCGGATTCCTGATCGGCACCCGGCGTAATCAGCCAATCATCTTCATTTTCGGCCCGTTCAATACCCGTAACGGCCACAGGTAAAATACGGTAGTAGCCCGGCGCCAAATTAAACGCGGTGCCGTCGCCAGTAGCCGCCACCGGCACTAATCCGCTGGCGTTGCCTGCGGGGATCGTGGTATCGACAGTGACGCGCAGGCTGTAGACCTGACCGTTAATACGTTCGGTCTGGATCACCGTTCCGGCAGACACCAATACCACCGCGTTTGCGTCCGATTTGACGAACCGGATCACCCCACCCGCTGCCGTAGCAGGTTTACGGATCACATTGACGCCCCAGGCGAATAGATCCAGAAACGTGCCTTTCGCTGTGGCCAGAAACATATTGGCCAACACGACATTAATCAGGACGCCTTTCAGCCACAGCACCGGCGTGGTGACAATCGCGTTAATCAGCCGCCAGAACGGCGACATGCGCGATGTGTTGGTGATCAACCCTTCCGCCTTGACCTGCGTCTGAAACTGTTCCGTTATGGCATCGGTAGTGATCGGCATCCCGGCATCAATCAATACCTGCTCATAATCAATCTGCGGTTTAGTCGTCATAATCAGCACTCACCTGAATACGGCCAAAATCATAGGTCTCTGCGGTGATCCATAACCGCGTTTGCGTTTCTTCACTCAGTTCAACCGTGCCGGGAATAATGCGTTCATCATCCTCAATGAGAATAATAATTTGCGTCATGATATCGGCGCGTAATGTCGGGCTACGCTCAGCGATTAGTTTTGTCGTTAACCCGCTTTCAATAATGGCGTGAACACAGTCTTGCCCGATACTGACGTGGTTATTGCACACAATGGGTTCATGACCGGTATTTAAATTAAAATCACGATTTGTAATTAATAAGTCGATATATTTCGCTTCATCCATTAGCGCAATTCTTCCCATTCGCTTAATTGTTCCGGCGTCATGCCTTTATCCGCATGAATAACCACGTTGCCAAAATGCTTACTGTTATCGGTATAGGATTTACTGCTGTTGTTAATTTCTTTATTTATTCCCCCGCGCTCTATACCTTTTAATTTCCCACCGGTTAGCAACTCATTATTACCCGGCTTAATGCTCGCGGGCATGGCCGGTTCTTTTAAGGGGGCCGGTAGCGTAGGCATATTGACTATCGGAGTAGAGGCAGCCGGTAAGACCGTAACAGGCGCACCCGTAATCGCCGTTGGTGTTGGTGCAAGTGGCTGCGGTGCGGCGGGGATTAACTCTGCCGAACGTGTAATATGATCCGCATAAGGTGACGCACCTACAGTAACCGCAGGTATATTCCCCGTCAGACTTGACGCCGTAGCGACAGACTCAGCAGGCCGTGAAACACTGACGGGCGCGGTACTGGCGGGCATATCAATATTTACACCCGGTATATGATTCAGCTTTTCAACAATCCAGCCGTAAGTGCTGGAAAACGAACTCAGCAGGCCATCCCATAGACCGTTAAATAATTCTCCGATGCCGGACGCCATATTTTTCATGGTATCTATCAATGAAAAGTTACTGATAAATTCAACGACGCTATTCCATCCCTCAACAACAGACGCCCACACCGATGCAAAGATTTCACCCACCCATTGCACGATTGCCGCCAGCGTTTTAAACACCTCTGTTTGCATCACTGCCGCGACAATCTGATCCCAATGTTGGTATAGCAGATAACAACCTGCTGCCAGCGCCGCCACCGCAGCAATCACCAGCAAAACCGGCCACAGCGCAAAGTTAAACGCCACTCCAGTTAAAACAGTGGCCATACGCACCGCCAGCAGTACACCGCGTAATAGGCGCATCGTCGCTGACCAGGCGATAACCGCCTTGTTATACAGCCAGATAGCCGCGACATGGATTTTCATCACCGCCGTTAACCCGGCCCACAATCCTTTCAGGCCGATCACGATGAACGATGATACCCCCATCACGATGTTAACTACGGCCCCAGCCGCAGCCAAACTGAGCACGGCCAGCACGGCATAACCGATCACCTTAGCAATGTTGGGGAACAGCGTTTGCCACCTGAGCAACGTCTGACCGGCATCCGCCATCTTATTGATCAGCGGATACAGCACCGGCAACAGTGTGGCCCCCATTGCCGCACGTATGGCGTACCAGACCGCAACCAGACGATCCCAGGGATTCGCCATTTTTTCCGCCATTTCCGTGGCACGTTTCATTCCGTCGCTGCTACCCAGTTCGGTGATATGCCGCTGCAATACGCCTACATTGCCGTAAAGTTGCTTTATCACCGCAGAGCCGCCGCCAAAGGCTTCATCCAGTTCCTTCTGTGCTTTCAGATTCCCTTCAATGCTGGCCCCGTACTTATCGTGCAATTTTTCCAGCATTTGCGGCATAGACAGCATCTTGCCGGTAGCATCGGTGAAGTTTAACCCCAGTTTTTTAGCGCCTTCTGCCGCGCCGGTCAGAAAGGATTCATACGAGCCGCTGGCTTCCGTGCCTAATGTGCGCTGCAACTCGCCCAGCACAGCCATTTGTTCATCCATGCCTATGCCGAAATTGGTACCCGCGCCTTTTGCCCCTTCCATCAAATCCTTGATAGCGGCCATTTCGGTGCCAAATGCTTGCCGCATATAGGCGGCTTTCCCGGCTACCCGCTCGGCAAAATCCACATTCCCCAGCGCCTGCGCATCGGTGCGGAAATTGGCGAACATCTGGCCCATAAATTCCGTGGTTTCCGCCGATGTGGTTTTCAGCGCCGCCGCCACCGTGTTGGTGATAGTCGTCATACGCGGCAGTTCGCCGTCAGATAACCCACCGACTGACGATTTAATCATTTCGGTGGACTGCACAAATTCCAGCGCCGACTTGCCGTACTGCACGCTGAATTTCAGGCCGTTTCCCGCGACCTGCTTTAACGTGGCATCACTCACGCCCTGGGCTGACGCTGACAATAGCGCATCATTCATTTCGATGGCCGGCGCCAGCGCGTCTTTGATTGCCAATGCGGTAGCAAACAGCCCTGCCCCCCCGATCGCAATCTTGCCAAATGCCGCCTGTGATTTTTCCGCAAAGCCAGTCACTGACGATTGCGCCTGTTTAATCGGGCGCGTCAGTTTATCGATCAGGCTTAAGGTAAAATCCAGTTGCTTCATGAGTCGCCTTTAAATGCCAGCGTAATGCCGTTTCCCACGGCAACACGCATCTTTTCCCAGTAAGAATTATCCAGCCAGACGGCGCGGGCTAAATTATCGATATCATCCGGCTCATGCGGTAAATAATGTCGCCGCAAGGTTAATGCCTGTTCGATAAAATTATTATCAATGGCCCGCAACCGTTCGGTTAGTTTTTTACTTCAATTTCCAGTTTTGGCGCATAGTGAGTATTTACCGCCTCAGTAATTTGTAGCGCCGCACCCGGCAGTTTCAATAATTCGTCCAGCGCTTCTTTACTTTCCGCGCTGGCAATACGCCGCAAATAAGTGACAGCAGGGGCAATTTTATTATCCATTGCCATTTCATTAATCAGGCCGTTATAGGCAACCGTATTCGGTTCAAACGTTAATTCTTTTCCTGCGATAGTTAATACAATCTTGCTCATGGCAACTGTTCCCTTTGATTTATTTCATCCACTAACTGATTATGCCGGGCGGCACAATCGGCATATATTTCCGGCCAGCCCGTTAATGGCATGGCAGCATCGGTGCCGGTATTCCCCGTTAAGCGCGGTAAATTAGTGACCGGGCATTTCTTTTTCAGGTTTTCCTGATAAGACACGCTCGGTTCTTTCAACGCTGGCGTTGTACAGGCTGACAAATTCATCAGACAGACACACGTTAGTAAAAACTGGCTTAATGATTTCCCGGTAAATTTCCTTATTTGGCGCATTACGTATCGCCTCCAGTTGGCCTTCAAGCTTTTGCCCTGACTGGCTGGCAACGACCTGCATCGCCTGGCGGGATTGTTCCCCTGCTGCGTTGGCCGCATTGGTTACGGCCAGTTCTACACTATCCCGCTGCCAATTTGCCGCCTGCCAGCCAGCGGCAAACACGGCAACCAGCACAACCACAACCAGCCAGGGCTTATCCATCAGCGCACCCCGTTGTGTTCCAGGCTAAAGTGATTGCCGTCCGGCCGGGATTTAAAGCGCCCACCCCAGCTGCCACCCAGCGATTCCCAGTATTCACCCAACGGTAAATAGGCTTCGGTCTGCGTCTGATATTTCCCGTTGATAAACAGGTTAAAATCAACCGCCAGCCGCTGCGTATGCAGACTATTGGCAATGCCTGCGCCGCTTTTCGCATTCAGCTTCGCCTGTTCCGGCGTGCGGTAAGCTTCACCAAAGGTCAATCGGTAGCCACGTTCACCCGCCCAATCAATTAGCTGTGCCACCAACTGAGTAAAAAGCTGCTGTTTCTCACTTAACGTCATGCTTTCCCTTGCTCCCTGTTAACAAACTGCTTCCACGACGCCGCAACCAGATTTCAACCGCCTGGTGACCGGCAACGCCGAACGCTGCTCCCAGCCCCGTAACGGCCATCTGTGACAGTCCCGGAATCCAGACCAGCACCGCCCCTGCCGCCAACGCAGTGGCTGATCCCAAAATCACTCGGCCAATAAACAGACGCGGCGTGATTTTCTCATCACTAGCCAGTACCTTGCCGATAGCGATTAGTCCACCCAATACCACTAACCAAATGATATTCTTTTCATATTCCTGCATGGGGTTTCCTTACCCGATGAGTTTTTCCGTTAGTTCCGATTCCAGATACGGAATGCCGTTAATGCGTACAAAATCCGGGCTGGTCACCACGTACTTGATTTTGTGCGTTACCACGCTGCCGCCCTTCGGATCGTTGTCCAGAATGTCGCTCACAATCAGCTTGCAACCGAACGCTTCCACCTTAATTTCTTCGTTACCGGCTTTGGCGTACCACATCAAATCAACCGGCTCGATACCGCGCCACGATCCCGCGCTACGCGCTTTGGTGGTCACGATAGCCAGGCTTTTGGTACTGAGTTCCATTTCACCTTCTGCCGCCACGTCACCCGACACATAACCATCGGGGACACCCTGCGTTTGGGCGGCGGCGGTGTTATCCGTAATGCTCAGGCCAACCTTTTCAACATGAACCAGATCGCCATCCATATTGAAATCAAACGACTGGCCGGAAATCCGTTTCGTCATTATTCACTCTCCAGCGATTGATCCAGAATCAGGCTTACCGTGATGCCTTTCGGGCATTCATAGGTACGCACCGTGATATAAATTTCCACTTTGGTTTTGGTTCGCCAGGTGATAGCTACGTCGCCATCCTGCGGCGGCTTTACCTCGCCGGGGAACGTTATGCCGTTAATCTGGCTGCTGCGGGACATTTCGCGCAGCGTCTTGGCAAAATATGCCTGATGTGCGGCAATGCTGCCCGGTGTGCTGTTCAGGCTGCGATCGGCAATCTTGGCAATGGCCTGAAGTCGCACCCGCCGCGCCGCCTTATCGACAATGCGCAGGTTTTCAATCGCCTGATAATCGCCGCCTTCCACGTCCAACGTGCGGCCATCCGACCAGTAATAGCCGTCATAGTCCGGGTACCACATCGGGACGCTGTAACGCTGGGCTTCCAGTGCCTGCAAGGTGGCCAGGTCTAACAGCGCACCGGTTGCATCAACCGGCAGATCGGCTGCGCCCATTTCCAGCAACGCGCCGGTCTGCACCCGCGCCGGGCTATCGGCAATGGTCACCGCCCGGTTGCACAGACGACCAGCCAATACGCCCGGCTCATTGCCCCACAATCGCGGCACAAGCTGCACAGAGGGAACAGCGGCCCCCTCCTGCAACGCACTTAAACGCAACAGATAACCCGCCCAATCTTCCCCAGCCTGTACGCCATCCACTGCCAGAATAAACCACGTCCAGCGGCCAAATTTGGCGATCAACTCCGCCCGCAGACTGGCCGCAGCCTGGATCGTATCTTTGGTCGCGCCCAATGTCAGAACAACCCCTTCCACGCTGGCAACACGCTGCGCGGCTTTTACGGCTTCAGTCCAGACCTGATCGATACCTTCGACGGGCAGATCTTTAGGCAGGACACAGATAAAGCCGCTCCAATTCTGACCAGCGTTTAACATCGCCGCATTTACCGTGCGTTTCAGCACCGAATCCGCCGTGCCCAGCAACACATCCAGATCGCTTTGGGTGTTTACCGGCACAGTTTTGGCCACCTTGTCCTTGCCCGTTCCCATGCCGACAAACAGCACCACCCGTTCGATCTCGTTGGTTTCGCCCTGTAGCTGGTTAACCTGTACCGTTGGCCAACTCATACCTACCCCTTGATATCCTGCGCTTTCACATTCCAGCCAAAGCCGATCGCCTGTAGCTGACGCGCCAGCGCCTTGTTAAATTCATCATCGTTCATGCCCAAAAACGGACGGGCGGGAACATCCACTGTCCAGGCGGTTTTTGCTGCCTTACCGCTTAACTTTTTGATTAACAACCCCGCCTGATCAAATTTCAGGGTTTCTTCGATTTCCTTGTACGGCGGCTTACGCCATCGGGTACCGCGTTTCACTTTGTACCCTAACGCCCGTAGCTTCCTTGCCTGACGGCGCGTCGCCATTCGTGCCGGATCACGGTTTCTTTTCCCTGTTCTCTGGCGACGAATGTTGGTATGCATACCGTTCTGTTGCCCATGCCCTACCACGCCAGCGGGTACCGGTGTATTGCCATTCCGATACCCGCCACCTTGCAGATAGATCCGCACCGCTTCGACTTCCGGCATTTCACGGATATGCAGCAGTTTGGGCATATTGCGCAACATCTTGCCGCGCCGTTTCGTTTTACGCGGTGTCCATGCCCCACCATCTGGCGCTTGCTGCTGCCGGACATTGCGTTTTGCCGCTGTAATCACCCCATACTTGGCCAACCGCCACAGCAGCCGTTGGCGTTTTTTGGGCGGGAAATCCAGCTTTTGCAGCGCCTGACGTAATTCCTTAAGCTGTGATTTACTCAGTTCACCGTTGATAATCATGCAGGCTGACCGATTACCGCACCGGTTTCATCCGCGCCAAAGATTCGCCCTTCCGTGGCAAACCAGATTTCAGGATCTGCCAGCCGATAACGCTTGCCATCAAAGGGGATGATCCCTTTTGCATCCTCAATAATGGCCAGCGATTCAGCCAGTTTGAGCGTCACCACCACCACCGCCGTTTTCTGGTCGATAACATCGATATCCAGCGTCGGTAATTCCATATCCAGCCCGGCATCCATAAAGGGCTGTTCATCCTGATTGGTCTGCCAGACCAGCAGCAGCGCACATAAATTACGCGGATCACATTCCCGGTAAGGAAAACGCTCCCAGCTCAGCACCGCATCAAACTGCATGACCGCCAGTTGATACTGTCCCTCGCCCAAATCCCGCTGGGCGGGGATAAAACTCACCTCATCCATGAGGCTGTCAAATCCCTGCATCACACGTTCAGGCAAGCTTTTCCTGATAAACCCGGTCAATGCATCCAACTGGCTCATACCTGCCTCACCGTGGCGCGTTTTAGCCCTTTCATACGGCGGATAACGATCGCCGCCTCCGCCAGCAGTCCCTTGCGTGTTTCATCTCCATCCTGTCCCGGATGAGACTCGCGGCGGCCAATGGTGGCGAACTCACCGATCAGATCGGCTTTCGCCCTGGCAAACACCGCTTTTTGATACTGCGCACACAGCAGATTTTTTCCGTCCAGGCTCACGCCTGGCACGGCGCTGGCCATTCCATAGCCGCTATCCCTGTGTTGCTGTTCAACGCGGAGTAAATCGGCGTTGACCTCACCGGCTGCGGTCAACAACGCCTGTGCCACCGTTCCGGCGTCAATATCTGCCGGGATGGTGCGCTGCGCCTGAAAATCGCGCAGGTTCAGATCCGGCCAAAATCCATTGTTGGCCAGTACCGCATCCTGATAATCAACCGGTGTTCCACTAAACATAAATCCCCCGTAAAAGGCGGGCTGACCGGCTTCCACGGCACATCACACAAACGTGTATTGCCTCAACCGCGCCCGCCTGGCTTGCGGTAGTCGTTTTAATGCTTCTGCAATGATCGGATGCGGGCGGCGATGGTTTTACGCATCGTGCCAACGCCAACCTTGCGGTGGTATTTCTCAGCCTGGGCCAGCAGTAAATCCGCTTTCTCAAGCAGCGCTACATCATCCGATGCCGTCGCCCTCGGCTGCCCGTTATCGTCACGCAACAGCAACAACCCGGCGAACTTGAACCACTTGGCGGTGATTTCCTCATGCAGCCGCCAATTTTCCGCCACGTTGTTAAACGTGCGGGAGAAATACGGCTCCACGCTCTGCCCGCTATCTGCGGTCTGCTCCGCCCATTCCAGCACCGTATCCGCCACGAACGCGGCAAAACTGCGCTTGATGTTGTCCGGGGTGCGCTGTCCCTGCGCAATGGCGATATCCGCCCAGTCCAACGCCTGATCAAACTCGTCAACGTCAAACAGCCAGACGATGCAGTACGCAAAGATGGGATGTTGGTACACCTCGCCACTGTCCAGATATGCCCGAACCGTAGGCAACCAGCGCGGCAGCAGTTCCCGCCGCTTCATCTCCACCCGGTCACGGATCATGGGTTGGCTTTTCAGCCGCTCGATGTCGTTTTCCAGCGCCCGGATCTGTAAATGCAGGCTATGACCGCCCGTAATCGGCTGGCAGCGGGATAGCTGCTGTTCAGCCTGTAACCGGGCGTTATGACGTTGAGCGGGTGAAAGCGCCATACTTACGCCCCGTCACCGGCAGGCGGGTTTTCTGGCTCTGGTACCGTACCGATGGTGACCGCTGATTCATCGATCGCCGCGTACAATTCCGGGTATTCCACCGCGTAGCCTTCGTTACGCAGGTATTTGTTTTCGTACTGTTTGCGGTCTTCCACGAACTCGGCTTTACGCTGGCGCGTATTGCGCTGGGTATAGATATGCAGGTTGCTAAGCGTGGTCACCACCATGCGCTTGCCGGGCATAAACGGCGGGACAATGGCATGACGTCCGGCGATCGTACTGTCCAGCATCTGCGCGGCGATTTTCTCGGTAGGCCGATCGGCTTTCTGAAACAGGCGGTATTGCTCCGCCGCCACCAGATCAGCGCCAACCAACACCACCAGACGCGGATCGCTGCGGTATTGCTGCGGGATCTTGGTATTGATAAGGTCGGACGCCATCGCATCCAGCGACTTATAATCACCGTTTTCATCCAGCGTCACCTCATCAGTGATGATCTGCTGGCCTTTTTTGAAAGTCTTGACCAACGCATGCCAGCCAATATTGACGTCTTCGCCGTTCGGGTTTTTATCCGGATCGGTCGATTTGGCCACAGAAGTGCCGTTAAAGCCGATACGCAGCATATCCAGCGCAAACGCCTGATTAGAGAACGCCTGCACCTTCTGGAAAAATTCATTTTCCCCACCGGCATTCGCCCAGACAGACAGCAGATCCCACGGCAGAGCCGCGCAAGAATCCGTCTCGACGAGTTTATACTCGTTACCCTCCACGCCGACGCCGCGAATAAAACGCCCGCCCTGTTTACGCCCGGTATGCAGCGCAGAGCTACCGACAGAGACCACCTGGCCGGAAAGCTGATCCACATCCGCAACGGTAATCATGGAAAGAAAATCCACCGACTCCAGCAGCGCATCACGCAATTGCGTTTCTTTCGGATCGGACAGCGCAAAATAACGGGATACATCCGGTACCCCATGCGCCTCTGATAGAGCGGCGGCAAACGACGCTAAATATTCACGCGCCCGCTGATTTAAAAACATAGAAATCCCTCTCGCTTAGTGGCGAAATAAAAGTAAATGAAATAATCGACTGCCTATTACCGCGACGAATTAAACCAAATGGCTAAAGCGTTTTTCTTTCTCGCCAATTTTACGTTGCGGTAACTTGGTGATTTTTTCATCCAGCTTGCCAAAGCTTTTAATAATCAGCGGCAGGTTATTGCGCAGGGTGGCAAATTCCTGCGTATCAACAACTTCTTTCACCACGTCCAGATCTTCCTGTACTTCTTCCTGTCCGGTTTCCAGCGCGGCAACACGTTCTTCCAATGCGGTTAAGGCTTCCGCCAGCGCCTGCAATTTATCGCCGCCCTCTTCATTGCCTGCGCCTTCTTCCTCAGCAAAACTTTTCGGCTTAATACCGAACAGGCTATGCCACGTCTTTTTTTCTTCCTTTGCCATCGTCTTTCCTTTGATTTCCTTAACTTCATCAATCACCAGCGGCTTTAACGCGCCAAACAGGCGATCGCCTTTTTTACCTTTATTAAAGCGCAGTCGTGTAGTCCCGACGCTGGCCGGGGTATTAGTGACGCCCAGCCCTTCCAGATAGGTTTTTCCCGTTCCGCGAAAATTACCGTCTGGCGTTAACTCCACGGAACAAAATAGCAATTGGCCGTCCCGATTGGCCTGCAACAAGTAGTTATTAGGGCGCAACTGGGCGAACAAACGCACCAGCCCGTCTTCCCCGGCTTCCGCCTTAACCGTCAGCACTTCGCCAACGTTGCCATACCACTGTTCATGCTCCGGCCAAATCAAGGCGGTATACAGCTCAGGGTTATAGGTTTCGGCGGCATCAATTAACCACTGGCGTTCCATTTGCCGTTTATCAACGGTTTCGCCTTCCGTGGCAATACAGATCCAGTTAGTCATTAACTGCGACATCATTATTTTCCGTTTCGTTGCGACAAATGGATTATTGACGAATAAAAATAACGCGGCGAGGGATTTAATTCTTATACATTCGGTTATTCATTCTTTCCCGAACATCTCCGACTCAACACAAAATAAATAATAAAAATAACCCCGCATAATAGCGGCATGGCTAAATATTCCGATGAATTAATAGGTGTAGCGCGAGCGCTCTATTTAAAAAGGGCGACACCTAAAGAAATCGCCGCTGATTTAAATCTGCCGAATGCGCGGATTGTTTACTATTGGGCGCAGAAATTTAGCTGGTCTGATTTACTCAGCCATGAAAGCACAGAAGAAGCGATCGAGCGCCGTTATCAATTACTGGTCGGGCGCGATAATAAAACCGAACTGGAGTTAAAAGAACTCGACACGTTGATCGCTCACGCCGTGAAGCTGCGGGCGCAGAGCAATAAGCACAAAGAGAAGCTGGCAGAAGCCAAAGGCAGAAATGGACAGCGTAGCAGCGGGCATGACGATGACGACGAGCACCCCGCGAAAAAACGCCAGTACCGCAAAAATGATATTTCCAGCCTAAGCAAAGAGGACTTTGACGCCTGGGCGGAAGAACACCTTTTCGGCTATCAGAAGCACCTACGCGACAACATCGGCGAGGCGGTGCGCAATATCCTGAAAAGCCGTCAAATCGGGGCAACCTGGTATTTTGCCTTTGAAGCCTTTGAAAACGCGGTTCTGACCGGCGATCCGCAAATCTTCCTGTCTGCCAGCCGCGCCCAGGCGGAAGTGTTTCGCTCCTACATCGTCAATATTGCGCAGCAATATTTTGATATCACCCTGACCGGCAACCCGATCCGCCTCAGTAACGGGGCTGAACTGCGTTTCCTGTCCACCAATAAAAATACCGCGCAGTCGTATAGCGGGCATCTGTACTGCGACGAATATTTTTGGGTGCCGAACTTCGCCCGCCTCAATGAAGTGGCCAGCGCCATGGCTACCCATGACAAATGGCGCACCACTTATTTTTCCACGCCCAGCGCCAAAACGCACCAGGCTTACCCATTCTGGACGGGTGAGGAATGGAAACGCGGCAACAAGAAACGCGCCGGGATTAAATTCCCTGATTTTGACGAGCTGCGCGACGGCGGGAGGCTCTGCCCTGACGGCCAATGGCGTTACGTCATTACGATGGAAGATGCGATCCGGGGCGGGTTCAATCTGGCCAGTCTCGATAAGCTGCGCAACCGCTACAACGTGGACACGTTCAACATGCTGTATATGTGCGTGTTTGTGGACAGCAAAGACGCGGTATTCAGCTTTGACGATCTGGAGCGCTGCGGGGTAGATCCGGAAATCTGGCAAGACCATGACCCAAAAGCGCTGCGGCCCTTTGGCAACCGGGAAGTATGGGGCGGCTATGACCCCGCTCGTTCCGGCGACCTGTCCACCTTTGTGATCGTCGCCCCACCCATTTATGAAGGCGAAAAATTTCGGGTACTGCGGGTAATCAACTGGCAGGGAATGAATTTTCGCTATCAGGCCAACCAGATTAAAAAGCTATTCCAGCAGTACAACTTTACCTATATCGGCGTGGATATTACCGGCATCGGTACAGGCGTATTTGAAAATATCCAGCATTTTGCCATGCGGCAAGCAACAGCCATTCGCTACGGCGTAGAAACCAAAAACCGCCTGGTAATGAAAGCCGCTGACGTTGTGGAAAGTAAGCGCATTGAATGGGATCAGGATGAAAAGGCGATCCCCGCGTCGTTTATGGCCATCAGAAAAACCACCACAGCCAGCGGCAACGGCATGACCTTTGTAGCTGACCGCAGCGCGGAAACCGGCCACGCAGAGGCGTTCTTTGCTATCGCTCACGCGCTGGACAACGAACCGCTCAACTATGAGAACAAGCCCCAATCCCGATGGAGACTGAAAAAAGCAGCATGAAAAGGAAATCACAACGACGCGGACAGGAAGCCCAAAACGCCCCGCGCAAAAAAATGAGCATTATCACATTTGGCAAGCCAGAACCGGTATTAACCACCGGCACGGATTATCACGATATCTGGTATGACAATAATTTTGACCACTACACGTTACCCATTGACCGCCTGGCCCTGGCTCAGCTTATCAACCTCAACGGCCAGCACGGCGGGATAGTCTACGCACGCCGCAATATGGTGATTTCAGATTATCAGGGCGGCGGCTTGACGCATGACGAGATCGGATCGGCGGTTTTTGACTATCTCACCTTTGGCGATATTGCCATTCTGAAAGTGCGTAACGGCTGGGGTGCCGTGGTTGACCTGGTACCGCTGCCCGCGCTCTATACCCGACGCCGTAAGACCGATGAATTCGTGGTGCTACAGGACGGCGAACCGCTGGTTTACCCGGTAGATGATGTGATTTTTATCAAGATGTATGACCCCCAGCAGCAAATCTATGGCCTGCCGGACTATATCGGCGGTATCCATTCCGCGCTGCTGAACAGTGAAGCGGTGATTTTCCGGCGTCGCTACTACCACAACGGGGCGCATACGGGCGGTATTCTCTATACCAGCGACCCGAACATGACGGATGAGATTGAAGAGGAAATCGAAAGGCAGTTAACCAGCAGCAAGGGGATCGGCAACTTCTCCACCATCCTGGTAAACATCCCTAACGGCGATAAAGAAGGCGTCCAGTTTATCCAGATGGGCGATATCAGCGCCAAAGATGAGTTTGCCAACGTGAAAAACATCAGCGCCCAGGATGTATTGAACGCCCACCGCTTCCCGGCCGGATTATGCGGCATTATTCCGCAGAATGCCGCGGGGCTTGGTGACCCTGAAAAAGCGCGTGATACGTATCGAAAAGATGAAATTATCCCGATACAACGCCGCTTTCGTGACGCCATCAGCGCCGATCGTGAAATTCCGGCACATTTACACCTATTTTTTAATGATGACACAACAAAGTCGGGTGCAGCATGAGGAAAAAACCGTTAAAATTCCAACAGTTTGATTTTTCTGGAGCCAGAAACATGCGCGTAATGAAAGTATTATGTCCTGAATGCAACGGTAAGGCGGTGATCCGTAAAACCGTGCGCAAACACCGTCATATTTCCGATCTGTATTGCGCCTGTGCTGACGTGGAATGCGGCCACACCTTTGTACTGAATGTGACCTTTTCACATACGATTAGCCCCAGCGCAAAATCTCAGGACAGCTTATTGAAGGGGATTGTTGATACCTTAAATCCTGAACGGCGTCAGATGCTGTTAACACTACTGCAAAGCCCTGCCGCCTGAATTGCTGCCCCCGCCCTGGGGGTTTTTATTTCCATATTCATCTAATCTGCCAACCAGCTCCCGCGTTAATTCTGCAATCCAATTAATGGCCAATTCCCGATCGGCATCATCACACTGACTGTCCGTAACCAGCCGCGCCACTAAGTCAATACGCTGTAACACCAGCGATTCAAAAAATAAATCCGGCACAAATCCCCCGCAACATCACTGTATATTTACACAGTATATCAAAATATTTCTCTGTGAATACTGTATAAGCTTATTGTTTTATAACGCGATTAATTTTCGGCCCAATTCCATCCCGGCCATAAATCGTTATCCGTTGATTTTTCGACCTCGTTTAGCTGCCCGTTGACCATACGCAACAGGCGATCTCCCTCTATCGTCAGATTGCCACCCTGCAACAAGATACTGACCTGTTCATTATCTCCACTAAATCCCCTTCCTTTTAACAATTCCGATAATCGTCGCCTGACCCCAGGCGTACAGTTATTGACAGAACTCCAAGGGGCGGCGTCGCCGCCAGAAAAACCCGCCTCCGCTGACGCTTCGGCCAACTTCGGGACAATATTCCATTTAACCAGACGAGTAACGACCTCCGACGCCGCCCCCAGCAGCGGCGAATAAATACCCTGTACACGCTGCACGTCCTCCGCGTATTGGTTGCCCTGCTCGGTGATTTCATAAGCCAGACGCACGACAAGATTGTCGCGTGATACCAATGCCCCGCCCTGCGCCTGGGTGTAAGCCGCCCAATCGCCTACATCAGCCGCCGCAAGCACAGCATCCATTCGAGCATCATCAAGCTGGATATTACGCAGGCGGCGCAGTTCACGATAAACCGTTACCGGCGCACCGCCGATTTGCTGAAACTGGCGGATACGCCAGCGTGACGCCCAGGCGGAAACGGCTTTTGACATATCTTTCAGGCTTTCCCCGGTTTCATCGTCGTTTTCATCGTCCAGGGCAAAGCCATCAATATTTTTTGAAATGTATTTGGCGATATAGCCGGTTGCCGAACCTTTGGCGGGATCGATAGGTTCGACGTGAAAACGCGCCTTTAATGCCTTTTCACTTTGCAGCTCTTCGGAATCTTCAAGACGAGCGTGATAACACATAATGTCGCGCACCTGATCGACGTGTTCAGGCGGCATAAACAGCAACATATGCCAGTGCGGTGTACCGTCGTGATGCGGCTCGACGACGCGAAAACCGAATACGCTGATTTCCTCACGCGATAATGCGGCGCGGATTTTCGCCCACACGCGACAAAGGTACTTTTGCGTGTCTCGCGGGTTAGCGCCATTCCATTGGCTGACGAAACCACCGCCGCTATGTACGGCATGATATTTTGACGGCGCAGTGATGGTGTAGAACTCACCTGCACAGCTCATTTCATTGGCCAGATCTTCAAAGCCGCGCATTCTGACCATCAATTCACAACGGCGTATGGCCGGATTGGCGTTACTACCGTTCACCATATCGTTTAAAGAAACACGCTCGCCGGTTTCAGGATTTTCGAGATCGAACGTTTTAAAAAACTCACGGTTACGCTTTTTTTGTGCAATCCATTCGCCCAGAGTAGTGCGGGAAACATACGCGGATGCCGCCTTTTGCACCTGCCCCACGGCAATGGCCATATGCTCACGTTGCAGAGCGCGGCGGTGCTTGATGCGCACACGCCACCATTCCGGCGACATCATGCGTAATAGACCGGATTCAGCGCTATGCGTTGGCAGCGGCCTGCGACCTTTGACAAACTGCGCCCAGTAAGGCGGCTGTGTACCCGCCTGTAGCGTCAGCCGTCCCAGGTGACGAAATGCCAACAGGGTGATATCCCGCATATCGAGATCGGCAGCATTCTTAATACCGCGCTCGGTATAATCCCTAAAGCTGGCTGCCATAAAATCCGCCAACTGGACGGACAGACGACGGATATCATCGCGATCATAGGTCGGCAACTTTTCCAGATCGTCAGAGAAGGGAAACGGGATATCCCCCGCGGTGAGAAATTTCGTTTGATAACGCGGCAAGACTTTGCGCAGGCGTGGCAATACGCTCTCACCCAACGTACGGCGTAAAAACGTATTGGCGCGGCGGCGGCCTTTGTGTGCATCGGATTTAAACAGGGTTTCATAGCGCTGACCAAAATACTTGGCCAGGTAATCCGGCAGGTCGGCAAAATACGGATGCCGCCAATCATGATCGGTCTTATCTACATGCCAAAGAATGCGCTCAACGTAGCTCACCCCGCCCGGTACACCAGGAGAAAATTGCTCACGCTGCCAATTAAGGGCAGCGTGATAGGCTCCGTTGTGTTCTTCGGTTTGTAAAAGGGGCATATTACTGCCCCATCGTCGCAATCACTTCATCGGCACGGCTGCGGTTACCGTTGGCGCTGATCGTGCGCGGGGCGGTGATATGATGGATTTCAAAGCCAGCGTAGAAACCGGCATCGGCGGCAATCTTGCTGTTAGATGCAATAACCGGACAGCCACTTTTGGCTATATCAGCCAGCTTGGTGGCCAGACGGTATTGATCGTCTTTGGTAAAGCCATCAGTGTGGTATTGGGTGAAATTTGCCGTGTCTGAAACCGGCATATAGGGTGAATCGCAATACACCACATCACCAGCCCGCACCAGTTGCAGTGTTTCGCCAAAGTCACAGCACAAGAATGTTGCCTGCTGCGCTTTTTCAGCGAAAAGACGGATCTCTTTTTCAGGGAAATACGGTGTTTTGTACTTACCATAAGGGACGTTAAATTCACCTCTTTTGTTATACCGGCACACACCGTTAAAGCAATGGCGATTTAGGTATAAGAACAATAGAGATTTACGATAAATATCTATGACAAAATTAAACTCAAGGCGGCTCTGGTAATAGCTATATTCATCATTGAGCATGCCAAACATATGCCGCGCATCAGAAATAAAAGATTCCGGCAGATTTTTAATGCACAGATAAAGGTTGATCAGGTCGGGATTGATATCCGCGATCAGGTATTCGTCATAGTCCGTGTTCAACATGACAGCACAGGAACCGGCAAACGGTTCAACCAGCCGTTTCCCGGCTGGCAAATGTTCACGCAGCGTTTCCATTATGCGGGCTTTGCTGCCCGCCCATTTCAGTGGAGTCGCGTTCACAGCCATGATTCACCTCCAGCGCAGTTCAGTTGTTCCGACTCTTCGCGTAGCAGCTCCACTATCTCCGGCGCACTTAGCCCCTGATTGGCAGCATGAGTAGCCAGCCGATCCAGGCGGCCGGAAATTTTCACCGCCGCATCTTTTCCGGCTTCCTGACGTGCATTGGCCAGAATCGTTTCCAGTGATTCAGACGAGTGAAGCGCTCTTTTCTTTTTGTCCTGACGTATCATTTGCATGGTGTAATTCCTGTTTTCAGGTAATACGAATCCCCGGCCAATTAAGGCTGTGAAAAAGAAATACGTATTACGGGTTAATTAATAGACTGGCTTTCTTTCTGTTCCGTTTCAGGCTCGGAACAACTGACAACAAACACACTTCGCCCGAAATGCCCTGGCTGAAATGCAGCGGTTTTCTCATACATGCGGCGCAAACTTAAAATACCACCCCACAACACACGCCGCTGATTAACGTCAAAATCAGTCCAATTATAGCCAACATGGCTTTTTCCCAGCTTCGGGCGACAATGGAAGATCAGATCTTCGCGTTCGCGCTGCGTGGCTGACTCCCAAAACAATTGCGCCGGGTTATCCGTTCCTGAAATCATGCGCCGCAACGATTTAAGCTGTGCGGGCAATTCCAACACTTCATTTGCAGAAATCATGATTAGCCCCTTAATCCCATCAGACGACGCCACCATGAACGACGCTTAATACGTACATGCGGCAAACGCCCTTTGCCAAACTGGACACGGCAGGCAGACGGTTGCCAGCGTTGGCCATTAGGCAATTCAATCCAGCCGTGACCATGATTCGCCAGTTGCGGCGTGGGCGACTGACCTTTAAGTAAACGAGCGATAGAAATCATATGGTTCCCCTTTACGTTAACGTCTTTTCGCCCAGGTAGCCGCAAACTCTGGCGGATGCGACATCCCATGCGAATACCATTGGTTCGCGTGGATTTTTATAAATTGGTACAGCGGGTAATTGAGGTAATAAACCGCATCGGCCAGCACCTCTAATGATGATAAAACGCTAATCTTGCAATATCCGTTATCATTACCGGCCTCGCGTTGCGCGGGAGGCTGAGATAAAAAGCTGTTCGCCGCATCATCAGCAGCTTGCAGCCATATTTCTGGGTTATGTTGCATCACTATTCCCCCCTCACGCTAAACCCGGCACGGCGCACGAACTCAGTACATCAACGGCTGCGGCCATCATCGGGGTTGATTGGAACCGGGCTTCAACAGAAAGCACAATCAGCGATAGGTTGCGGATCGCGCTGTTTGCCCGGTTGAGAATGGCGTTTTTACGCGCCTGTGACATAGGTACGGTTGATACTGCTTCCCCAGCGATCGCGCCCACATCCGCCGTGGCGCTTAACGCGAACACCGGCACATTGTGTGAACTTGCCTCATTACGTGGTACAGACGGCAGGCAGTTAATCTGCAACAGCACCCCATCCAGCAAGGTGGCATCTTCCGTGTGATCGGTAATGGCCAGCAGTTCATCACACGTTAATCGGTGCGGTTGCTCCGGGTTCAGTTTGTTACGCAATACCTGTGAACGGACACCGACAGCAGATGCGATCTCTTCAAGGTTGTGCGCCAACGCAAACGCTCGGCAAGCGGCATCAAAATGCGGGTGTTTAGAGATTTGATAATCAAACATGGCAGCCCCCTGTTCTCTCTCTCAGAATCGCAATCAGGGATTCAAGGTCACTGAGGCATAGTGGCTTTCGCTGACTGCCCGCAGGAGCAGATCCACCATGTTGATTTCAAGCAGGCCGTTAGCTTTGGATTTACCCGGCTTTAAGACTTTTTTCTTAATGGGCAAGCGGCCATCATTGGCCATTGCTCTGGCCGTAGTCATCTTGGTGCCAGTACGGCGGCAATACTCTTCGAGAGTGATGTACGGCTCAGGAATTGAAATTGTAATGTTCGTGCTCATGATGCAAAATCCTATATTTAGTGTTATTCAGCGTTATATGTTTGCTTTTGAAATCTAGGCAAATACTACGATCGCTTTTGGAATTAGTCAATCACAAGATTGCTTTTGGAATCATATGAATTTAACTAACGGTGGTCGTGCTGCCATTGAACGCCTCGTAGAAGCCTATGGATTTGGTACAAGGCAAGCGCTAAGTGATCACTTGGGCGTGTCAAAAAGTACTCTGGCAACCCGCTACATGCGGGATATATTCCCTTCTGATTGGGTTATCCAATGTGTCTTAGAAACTGGGGTGTCCCTCCAGTGGCTCACTACAGGTAACGGCCCGATGTATGAAGATGGGAAAAACGATATTGTCAGCATTACGCGTTTCAAGTTACAGAACGGTTCTCTTTTGCAATCAAACTATTATTTGTTTGATAAAGCATTCCTGCCGGATGGACTACAAGACCCGATCGTTATTCTTGATAGTAATGTGACCTACATTGCCGATCGTAAGTTTGATGAAGTGACAGACGGCAAGTGGTTAGTTGAAATTGAAGGCAAAACCAGCGTCCGCGATCTGACCCGTATCCCTGTGGGCAAAGTGCGCGTTAGCGGGGTTGGTATGGCGTTTGATTGTGGGTTAGATGAGATAACTGTTTTATCGAAAATAATTATGAATTGTACGAAAATATAAGGATATCGGTATGACTGATAGGAAAATCTTTGTATATGTAAATACAAGAGACATGGTTAAAGTCCAATCAATTGAAGATGTGACAACAAACGGAGATTATTTTCAAGGAACAAGTTTACTTGATGGGGATGAACGTAAGCTAAAAACATTTCGTACCGATAGAGTAATTAAATTTTTCGACTCCATACAAGATGCAGAGAATCACATAAATCAAGGAATTAATTCTGGCGAATTTTATATAAAGAAGCCTAAAGAAGAAACCTTCGATATTTGCTTTACAGGATTTAAAAAAGAAAGATGTGCAGAACTAGAAGAAATGGCATCATCAAAGGATATGGTTGTCAGAAAATCCGTAACCAAGCACTTAAAACTACTCTGCTATGGCTACAATGCAGGGCCAAAAAAAATCAGCGATGCTAGAAACATGGGTATCCTGATTTTCAATGAAGAACAGTTCATGAATTTTATAGAAAGTGGCGAGATTTCAGAATAAATCATAGCAAAGGAATATATAATGCAAGAAAGAAAATTCATATCTGAATCATTATCAAAAATCAGCTACCTTAGAGCCAAAAGTCTAATAAATGAGAATGATTACTATTTACTTAGAAGCCTATTAGATGGAGGTGAATATGGTGAATTTGAAAGAACGATAAAAGCTATATTCAAAGATCATAACATAGACCCTAACATAGCCAGTAATTTTATTGACTCAATCAAAAACCCCAACCTACAAACTAATTCAATATATGAAAATTCGTATAAAGAATCTGAAGAATATGATTCAATAAGTCATATTATAAATACAAAAAAAAGCAACAATCAGTCAGAAAAAGCAAAAGAAGTATTAAAATTAAGATCTGAGATTAGTTATTACAGAAATGCATTTAAAGAAGAACAAGGAAAGTTAAAGAAATTAGATAAAACCCTCTCATCAACAGATGAAGAACTTGTAAAACTAAAAATAGAACATGAGAAATTAAAATCTCAATTACAACAAAGTAGAATTGAAGATAAAATACCTGATTATGTATCTGATGTTAGCGACAAGCTAAGTTCAGATGATCAATTATTCATGGATAAATCAAAAAGGTGGTCAAGAACGGGAATAACATTTGCTTCTATTGCCGTTGGTATTGCTTTATATAGCTTTAAAACGGGGTTCGATTCGATAAACGCTAATAATAATTTAAATATAACTTCAATTCTATACATTTTCTTTAGAGGAATCATAGCAATAGGAATTCTCACCTGGATCTCTCATACATGCTTTCAAATGTCTTCATCATATATTCACGAGTCAATCCTTAGAAAAGATAGACAACACGCTTTGAGCTTCGGTCGGCTATTCCTTCAAATATATGGTGATATGGCCACCAAAGCTGAAGCTATTGAAGTTTTTAAAGATTGGAACAGAACTGGAAACTCAGCTTTCTCTAAGAAAATATCATCCCCACCAAATATAAAAGAATTAATAAACTCAATAAAAAACATGAAAGAGTCAAAAGAAAAAAACGATACAATTGATTGATTTTCACTTATAGAAATCAATGTTTATTTGTTAATAACAAAACGTTTATCACTGATTTTATATACAGTAAAAATACAGTCTTTAGTTAAAAAATAACTGTATGATAAATCAAAAAAACCATTTTTAATCAAAACAAAACAATGAAAAAATCAAACTTTTACTTAGATCTAGACTGGACAAAAGAAACTGAATTTTCCTTAGATGGGGAAAGCGAAACATTAGAAGCTGATTCATTAGATAGACAAAAATATGCAGAATATCTTTATTTTTATTTAAAGGAACAAGGAAATAAAAATACTGTAATAAATTTAAATGCTGAATGGGGAGCAGGGAAAACTTTTTTTATAAAAAGATTATACACATCATTAAATAGACATCACCCTTGTATTTATATTGATGCCTGGAAGCAGGATTTTTCTGATGATGCATTCTTGACTCTATTTTCATCATTAATCAATCAAATTGAATATTACTCAGGTAATTTAGATCGGAAATTAATACGATCAAGCGAATCTATAGGTCGATTTACTAAAGGTATAGTGCCCGAGGTTATCTCTGGATTATTAAAAAAATATGTTGGACTTGAAGATATCTCTGAAATAGCAAAAACAGCATCAACACTAATGCTTGAACAACATAATGAGAAATTAAAATCAATAGTAAAATTAAAGAAAGAGCTTGCTTTCTGGGCTACCCTTAGCTTTAATAAAGGATATACTCCACCTATATTTATATTCATTGATGAACTTGATAGATGCAGGCCAGATTATGCAATTTCGCTATTAGAAATAGTAAAGCATATATTTAGTGTAGAAAACTTTATCTTTATAATTGCTACTGACACTAATCAATTACAGCACTCCATAAAGAATGTATATGGTAACGAGTTTGACGCAAATCTATATCTCAGTAGATTTTTTCATAGACGTTTCTCGCTCCACGCTCCTGACTTAGAAAAAATAACACTAGAGACTATCAAAGATAGATTATCTGACAATTTTGAAAAAATAAAGAATTACACATACCCTAAACCTACGACTATAGAGCAATTTTCTTATAATTGCTCATCAATTCTAAATGCATTCAATCTAAACATTCGTGATTCAAAAAAGAACTTAGATAGATTGTTAGACATATTAACATCAGCCAGGATAAATAAAAAAGCAGACTACACAATGCTTTTAATGTTAATGATAATTCATGATATGGATATTGAGTTGTTTAACGTCATAACTAACAAGTCGCTCAGAAAAAACCCTCTTCCCGATATTATACTTGAAAATAAAAAGCTAAGGAATTTTAATCACGGTGAATTATTTATATTCATAGATAACAGTAAGAATAACACAGGATTGAAAAACTTATTAGGTCCTAGAGAATATTACATGGATAACGACACAATAGAGGAAAAAATAAAAATACCATGTAGAGTATATATTGACGAAGCAATTAAATTCTCAAACACAATGCAAGAAATAAAATCTAAAATTAAAACAGATGAAGGAAATCCCTTATTAAGAGTATCTAATCCTAAAAAAATTTCAGTTACTGAAATGATTCATATACAACAAGCATCTTTGCTGATGAAAGATGTAGATGTAAAAATTTACAAAATAAAAGATTATATTAACTTCATTGAATTATCAGTTTCTTTCGATTAAAAAACCTATTGGACAGTTTATTTTCTCTTTATTAAACATTGATTACTGTTTTTATATACAGTAAAAATACAGTCCTCAGTTAACAGGGGGCTGTATGGCAGTTCGTAAGCAAGTATCAGGAAAATGGCTGTGTGAGTGCTACCCGTACGGACGCGAAGGCAAGCGGGTACGTAAACAGTTTGCCACCAAAGGGGAAGCCGTCGCCTTTGAACGCTTCACGATGGAACAGGCAGAAAACAAACCGTGGACAGCGGAGAAGCGCGATACGCGTAAGCTATCTGACCTGATTAATGTGTGGTATCGCGCCCACGGCATCACACTGAATGATGGCGAAGGCAGAAAGAGTATTCTGGACTGTGCCACCGCTTCATTGGGCGATCCGTTGGGAACCAACTTCACCGCCCGCGATTTTTCTGTTTATCGTGAAAAGCGGCTCAATGGCGAAATATCTCACAATGGCCGTGAGGCAAAAATCAGCCCGACCACCGTTAACCGTGAATTATCGTACTTTAGAGCGCTGTTCAATGAACTGGCGCGGCTGGGCGAATGGAACGCCGCCAACCCGTTAGAAAGCGTGCGACCGTATAAAACATCTGAAAGCGAAATGGCATTCCTGCAAAAAGACCAGATCGCCAGGCTGTTGCACGAATGCGAAGCCAGCAAAGCCAAAGACCTGTTATTGATTGTTAAGCTGTGTTTGTCTACCGGCGCGCGTTGGTCAGAAGCGGAAGAGTTAACCCGCTTTCAACTATCGCCTTACCGCGTGACTTTTACCAAAACCAAAGGCAAGCGCAACCGCACGGTACCGATCAGCGAAACGCTGTATAACTCGCTACCCAAGAGTAACGGGCGATTGTTCAGCGGCTGCTATAACGCATTCAGGAAGGCAATGGAGCGGGCTGATATTGTGCTGCCTGCTGGCCAGTGTTCCCACGTTCTGCGCCACACCTTTGCCAGCCACTTTATGATGAACGGCGGCAACATTCTGGTACTGCAACGCATCCTCGGCCATACCGATATTAAGATGACCATGCGCTATGCCCACTTTAGCCCCAACCACCTGGAGGACGCGCTACGCCTCAATCCACTGGCTTCCTGA